TGCTTCGGCCAATTCAAGTTCGTCAAGATTCAAGATTTCGGTAAGTTTCATAGATAGAATATAACAATAAATATATACGAAACAGCATAAAAAGTCCTTGACGAGCGATTATTTTAGTGTATATTGGGGTGATATATGAGCGAAAGAAAACTAGCATCTATTCAAACAATCACTGAAATCCTACCAATTGAAGGGGCGGATAAGATTGTTTGTGTGAAAATCCTTGGATGGCAGTGTGTTGCATTAAAAACGGAGTTTTCTGTGAATGACAAATGTGTATTTTTCGAGATCGACTCTGTGCTACCAATCGCAAGTTGGAACGACCATTTGCGTAAAGAACCAAGTAAACCATTACGTGTTCGCACAATTCGACTGAAAGGAACATTAAGTCAAGGACTTGCATTACCGATTTCTATTTTACCAAACGGTGAATATGAAGTGGGCCAGGATGTTAAACAACTCGTTGATGTTACTAAATACGAACCTGTTGTACCTGCCCATTTATCCGGCATGGCTAAAGGAAACTTCCCAGCATTTTTACATAAAACCGATGAAACTCGTTTACAATCTGAACCAAGAGTACTTGATGAAGCTATATCCAAAGGTCTTGTGTTAGTTGGTACACTCAAGATGGACGGTACCAGTTTTACTGCATACAGAAGAGACGCCGACTTTGGCGTATGTTCAAGAAATTTGGATTTGAAAGAAACCGAGGACAATGCTCACTGGAAGATGGCTCGCAAGCTTAAACTTGAAGAAATTCTTCGTAGCGAACCTCGCAATCTTTCTATTCAAGGAGAAATGGTGGGGCCAGGCATTCAAGGCAACCGTATGGGTTTCAAAGAAGTTGATTTATATCTATTCAACTTATACGACATTGATACTGGAAAATATGCTGGATACAATGAACTTGTTGAGTTTGGAAAAAAGCACAATATAAAAGTTGTACCGCTTGTTGCACAGAAAGATTTTGGTTTTGGTGAAACAGCCACCGTAAGTAAAATGCTTGAAGTTGCTTTGGCTCTAAACTATGACAACGGCACACCAGCCGAAGGCATTGTTTGGCGTTCTGCTTGTGAAACTTACAGTGAAGTTCTTAAAGGTAGAATGAGTTTTAAAACTATCAGCAATCGCTTCCTTGAAAAATACAAGGAGTAATCATTCAAATCTAAAACCAAGTTACCGCTTGGTTTTATTTTTTTACGCATCGGCGATGTGTATGTAGTGTATATATAAAAAGTTTGTGTAGTTCTCGGTCATATATATAATATATAATATATGACTGATTATGAAACACAAATTCTATATATTTTTAATTATAATAACGGCTTGCGCTTCGTATGCAAGTGACATGGTGCATAGCTTTAAGTCGGCGACTTTCAATGGAGTAAATTTCTCTAACACAGCTATGACGATTGAAAACTTGGCAAGAACAAGAAAACAATCTATAAAAGAAGTAGCAAAGTCAGAAGCTGAACAAGCTAAGATACAAGCCTCTAATACGCCGTTAAACACGTTTATAAACAATCTACAGGCTAGAATATACTCACAGTTGGCTTCTCAAGTAACTGACCAGATATTCAATTCTAATGGTGCTACGTTTGGCGTTATCAATTTACAGGGCGGTTCTACAATTACTTGGCAACGAAATGGCGATTTTGCTACTTTATATATTGTAGACCCATCAACAGGAACGACCACACAAATAACCGTGCCAATCGGTTCTTTAAGCACGATACCTGGTGGCGGTTAACAATGAATAAATATTTATGCATATTTATTTTACCACTGTTGTTGGCCGGTTGTGCATCTGTACCATCTAGGCCATCAATACTTGAGGTACCAAAGCATCAAGCGTCTCCACTTGAAAAAGAGCTTATGGGGCTACCTTCACCAGACGGACCAAGAATGACCGTTGCGGTATATTCATATACTGACAAAACTGGACAACGCAAGGTTTTGGATGCTTATGCTTCATTTTCATCTGCGGTTACTCAAGGTGCCGAGAGCTGGCTGATTGATTCGTTGCGAACTGCGGGTGGAGGATCGTGGTTTCAAGTATTAGAAAGAGCAAATCTTGATAACATCATCAAAGAGCGTCAGTTGATTAGCCAAACCAGAGAAACATTTCAAGGAAAGAATGCAGAAAAGCTTACACCTATGCTTTTTGCCGGAGTTATAGCAGAAGGTGGTATCATAGGATATGATTCAAACATTTTAACGGGTGGTGCCGGAGCAAGTGTGCTCGGCATATCATCAAATGCTCAATATCGCAAAGATGTAGTTACGGTTTCATTACGATTTGTAAGCGTACAAACAGGAGAAGTACTTTTAAGTGTTGCAGTTACCAAAACAATTTCCAGTGTTGCAGTATCTGGCAATCTATTCAAATTCTATGAGCATGGAACATTGCCTATAGAGTCTGAACTAGGATTAACAGCAAATGAACCAAACACTATTGCTGTTCGCAGTGCAATAGACAAAGCCGTTATAGAGATAGTTAATCAAGGCGAGAGAATGAAGCTCTGGAAATTCAACCCTAATAAGAAAACATTATGAAGAAACTAATAACAACACTAGCATTCATATGTTTGGCAAGTATCGGATACGGTCAAAACCAAATATATGTAAATCAAATAACTACCGCTGGTAGTACGACGTTAGTACAAGTTGGAAGCCTCAATAAAATTGGAGTTTCTAGCGGCACGCCGTCTGATATAACAGGAGATAACATCCTGTTTGAAATGAGACAAATGGGTAACAACAATACCACGGACTTCTCCATCACCGGAGCAAATAACCTAAAGTTGTTATCTGTTGCAACAGGAAATAGCAATACACAAAAATACTACTTGAACGGAGCAAGCAATAACATGAACATTGCTCTAAATGGTAATAGCAACAGTGTATTGTTCAACAAAGACACGACCGTTGATCATACATCCAACACCGATGACAGCAAAGCAACTATGGCTAACTCCGATGTAATATTGAATGTTACTGGTGACTCTAATGTATTGAAGTTTGGTATCAAAGATGCCAACTATAACTACATTGATTATAGTATCACTGGTAACTCAAACACTGTTAAATCAACTCAAATTGGTTCAACTGGTGGTGTCGCTGCTAAAGATGGTCATGAACAAAAAGTCACCATCCAAGGAAACACAAACGATCTAACGGTATACCAGTCGGGTGTAGAAAAACAAACATTCCAATATAGTTTGGTAGGAAGTGGGAACACCGTTCGTGTAGTGCAAACTACAAGTGGTGCAGCGCCTGCTATGACAACCGGTGGAACATCTGGCCCAACGGGTCCAGCAAATCCTACTACTGGTATCAGTCCTCCAACTCCATAAGGAATGGTTGCAAAAGTTATATTGATATTGGCTGGAGTATTATTCTGCTCCAACTTATTCGCCGCAGCCGGTAAAATTACCGAGGTGACTGGTCCTACTCAAGTGACAAGAAACCAAGATAAAATTGAAGGTAAGGTTGATGTTGGAATAGAAATGGATGATACAATTGAAACGTTAAAAGCGAGAGTTGGAATAACCTTTGAAGACGGTACTCGGGTTCAATGCACCGAATTCAGTAAGTTGGTTATAGACACATTTGTATATGATCCATCAACTGGTAAAGGAAAATTGGGGTTGAAAGCATCGCTTGGTACAGTAAGATACGCATCCGGTCTTATCGCAAAAAATAGCAGAGATGAAGTCAAAATAAAAACACCAACTGCATCTGTTGTAGTTCGTGGTACTGACTTTTCTCTTACAGTCGATGAGATGGGTAGAAGTTTAATTATTCTTCTACCCTCTCTCGCACAATTTGGTCCTCCTGTTGTTGGTAGTATTGAAGTTAGTAATGGATTGGGAACGGTGGTTATGACAAAAGCATATCAAGCAACAATGGTCGCTTCATCTAATGTAGTACCATCTGCACCGGTGTTATTAAATTTAGAAGATGAAACAAGTGTGAATAACGGACTTTTATTGGACACACCAAAATCAGTTACGCAATCTGCAAAAGAAGCAAAGAAAGCACCTGTACAGATAAGTAAAGATTCGTCGGACGATTCATCCAACAAAAAAGGAACAAAATCGGAATCAAAAGCGGCATCATCTGGAAATTCAAACTCACAATCAACGTCGGTTGCTCAAGTTGACAACACATCAACAAGCTCGGCACCGGCAGAAGAGACACAATCTGCTGCATCTACACAGCCGCAAGAAGCGTCAGCTACACTAGCATCTGTATCTTTAGATATAAACAAATTACAACCAGAAGTAAACAAATCTATAATCGAGGCAATATCTACAAAAGTTGCTACAGTGAATGCGACGATAGCATCCGCTATTCCTACAATAACATTGCCAACATCAACAGTAAACACCGGTTTTACTACAGATGGTACAAGTGCTATTTTGTATGTCAACAATAGCGGAGTGATTTTTTACAAAGTCAAGGTAGATACGAACGCTACTTTTACAGTTACAGATAAAGATAGCACAAAAGAGTATCCATTAAATTACGGATCTAAGTTGAAAGTTAATATCATACAAAGATGAAAAAATATCTGATAAAACTATTTGGTGTTGGCTTGTTGATACTAATTAGTTTAGTCGCACTTCGCGTAATAGACCCATATCCAATTGAAGTTATACGCCTAAAAGGGTTGGACTATTATCAACGCACTCAAACTAAAGTTGATAGTGATAATGTTGTGGTTATAGAGATAGATGAAGCTAGTTTAGAAAAGAATGGACAATGGCCGTGGCCAAGAACAGAACTGGCAAATGGTATCAAGAAAGCATTTGAAAATGAAGCAGCCGTTGTAGTGCTTCCTATTATATTTGCAGAAAAAGATAGAATGGGCGGTGATGCTGAATTTGTAGATATGCTACAAAAAGTTCCCGTGATTACATCACAATCGGCATCTGTAAAAGGCAAAGGAGTTCCAGTGCCAAGAGGACTAGCAACTGTGGGAGGTCAATCTGATGGGTGGTTGTATGACTATCCAAATGCAATTGGACCTGTAAAAGAAATCGGAGAATCTTCGGCTGGAGTTGGTATGTTGTTAACTGCACCTGAACTTGATGGAGTAGTTCGTCGCTTACCTTTAATAATTCAAGTTAAAAAAGAAACATATCCAACACTATCATTAGAAGTACTTCGTGTTTTTAGTGGAGAACCAAGTTATCAAGCAAAAATTAATGAAGCAGGTATACAAGCGGTTAGAGTAAAAGGTACAAATCCAATAAACACAGATGCTAATGGTAGAGTGTGGATAAATTTCAAGTATAAGTTTGATACAATGTCATATACAGACAATGATTGGTCAAAAGTAAAAGGAAAGATTGTGGTTATTGCACTAACTGCCGAGGGATTAAGTAATACTGTAGCTACACCTGTTGGAATAGCATATGGTCATGAAGTAAGTATGCAAACACTACAAATGCTTGTTGATGGAAATAGACTAGAAAGAAAAGCAGAGTTTGATTTATATGAACTAGCCGTTGGTATAACACTTGGATTGATTTTAGTAACATCTGCGGCATATCTTGGATATGTTTGGAACGCGGCACTGTTAAAAATATTAACTACTGCTATTGTGGTTTCGGGATTTTACTTATTTAGAAACAGCGGATACTTAGTAGATTATACATGGCCATTGATGGCAGCATTTTTACCGTGGGTTGGAGCAATATTCATGAGATTTGTAATGGAGTTTAAACTCAAGATGCAAATCAAGAAACAATTTGGTACATATCTAGCACCCGCACTTGTTGAAAAACTACAAAAGAATCCAGGTTTGCTACAACTTGGCGGCGATGAAAAAGAATTAAGCATAATGTTTACAGACGTGCGGGGATTTACAGCTATATCTGAACACTATGGAAGAAATGTTCAAGGACTTACATCTATAATGAATAGATATATGACTGCTATGACCAGAGCTATTCTAGCAAATGATGGAACCTTAGATAAGTATATCGGTGACGCTCAGATGGCTTTTTGGAATGCTCCGTTGGACAATCCAAACCATGCTAAAGATGCTGCCAAAACTGCATTGTCTATGCTAAAAGAGTTAGACAACTTCAACGCCGAGATAAAAGTCGAAGGTATCCCTGCATTTGGAATGGGGCTAGGTATAAACACCGGAGATGTTGTAGTAGGAAACATGGGGTCGGACCAACGATTTGATTATACCTGTCTCGGCGACCATGTTAATCTAGCTTCTCGTCTTGAAGGTCAAAGTAAATCATATGGTGTTCGTATTATCATTGGACCAAGAACATATGAATTGATAAAAGATGAATATAGATGCGTTGAATTAGATTGCATCGCGGTAAAAGGAAAGAAACAAGGTGTACAAATTTATACGATATTGGAAAATCAAGAAATATCTTCTCGGAGCGTTATACCCTCGGTACATTCAGAATTTCTAAACCAATACAGAGCACAGAATTGGGACAAAGCTATCAGCACAGCAAATGTGTTAATGAAGCACAATAAAGAACTCGTGCAATACTATGAGATGATGATAGAAAGAATAGAAGGGCTACGAAACAGCAATCTTGATGAAAATTGGGACGGAGTTTTTAGAGCAACCAGCAAATAAACCATTATTTTTGAGTATAAAAACAAAAAAAGTGAAAAAATATCACTTTTTTAATAAAAAACGATTGACATTTGATTTTTTTGATTACATAGTTGTATTTATTAAATAACAAAGCATCAAATCATGAACAACGTTTCACATAAATCGCAAAATTTAAACTCCTATTGGAGCTTGTGCTTTATTGCGCAACCGACACTAGGAGCCAATGAAGGTCGTGATATGAAAGGTGTGGCATAACGGAGATTATAAAAAATCTAACCTAAAATGCCCCACCTTCCTAAAAAGAGGTGGGTTTTTTATTTTAGAAGATTTAGTAAAAAAAGTTTGACAAATAATAAAAAGTAAATAGAGTTAGGGAAGTTAGCAGTAAGTTATCAATTTCAAGTTTTTTCACAGTACAATTTAGATGGGTAAAAATGCACCCCGAAGCACTAAAATAGCCACCGGCGCGATAGCGACCGTTTTGTGGGAATCAATATCAACAGAGAAAGTTTTATCTGTTGTGAGGCCGAAGTGATATGTTATTTTTAATATAAAGTTGGAGAAGGATGTTATATTCTTTACGGATCGTAAAATGAGCATCCTTCTCTAAACAATTTCTAGTCGTTAAACAAGTTGCGACTATATAAATAAAAACTATAATGGTGCTGTTCCTATAGCGGCGAATAGCTCTGGCTCTTAACCAGATATACAAACAACGTGGGTTCGAGTCCCACCGGCACCACCAAATTTAAAAAGTGAAAAAATTGTAGATAAATCATAAGTTTTGTTAGATGTGTATAGTATTTATAATTAACTAAAAAATTATGGAAGACAAAGATATACTTATGGAGTTTTTAAGAGGCGGCTGGATTGTTGCTCTTATTGGAGCACTGGGTATGTTAGCAAGAACTTTCATGGATGGTGTAAAACGTACTAATGGTGAACAAGTCAAACGAATCATCGCAGCGGCGATATGTTCAACGATAGCATGGTTTATTTTAGAGCAAGTTGAAGTAAGTAGCTTAACAAAAGCAATCAGTTATGGTATAACTGGTGTGATAAGTCCAGAAATCCTTCAAGGTATAACACTTCTTTCAAAGAAGTTTGCCAAGAAACCGGAAGATTTCTTAAATAAAAAATAATTTTTGCGGTAGTATCTCAGTTGGTAGAGAGCGAGTTTTCCAAACTTGATGTCGCAGGTTCGATCCCTGTCTGCCGCTCCATTTTGCAAACGCCACGTCATTGGCGAAATTGAGGTTGACTCAAATGACAATTTTTTGGACCGAAACTGATCTTAACACTTACGGGTGTTGATACGTTAAACATTCAACATGACGCTAAAGCATGGAACAGAATGTCGATAGGTTTGATTCCTATACGGTCCACTATTTTATGGGCGCGTCGCATAGCGGCTATTGCAGGACACTGTAAATGTCCCCTCTTCGGATAACCCTTGGTTCGAGTCCAAGCGTGCCCACCATTTTAAGACATAGAAGGATGGCTGAGTGGCTTAAAGCAGGAGTTTACTAAACTCCCGAAGCGAAAGCTTCCGTGGGTTCGAATCCCTCTCCTTCTACCAAATTTCTACGCCGGATAAACATAAGTGGTGATGTGCAACTCTTGTAAAGTTGAAAAGCGAGTTCGACTCTCGCATCTGGCTCCATTTTATGGAGACGCTGGCAAAGTAGAGCCGACCTCGCTTCGAACGAGTTATAACTATAGGTTAGAGTCCTATCGTCTCCACCAATTTATATGCAGTAGTAGTTCAATGGTAGAATGCTTCGTTGCCAACGAAGAGGTCTGCGGGTTCGAGTCCCGCCTACTGCACCAGTTTCGTATGTAGTTCAGAGGTAGACCAGTGCTCACTATAATGGTAAATGACACCGCAAAAGTGTGATAAAGCACATGCCGTTGGTTCGAATCCAACCATGCGAATCAATTTTACATATATAGTTACGACAATTGGCAGACGTTATGAGGCTATAGACTCAAAAGTTTGGGTTCAAATCCCAACTATATATGTTGTCGCATAGAGTTGGGTCACTGTTGAAGTGAAACTCTATGCAATATTTTATGGCCATGTGACGCAACTGGATAGTCGTGTTACGCTTAGAACGTAAATGTTGGGGGTTCGAGTCCCTCCATGGCCACCATTTTGTCAACGAAAAACGCGGACTGATAGGCCGCAAGTAGTTTTAATCTCAAACAGGAAAAACTTATCTCCATGTGAGACGACAAAAAATTTTATGGGCGTGTGACGTAACTGGATAACCGTGTTTCATTCAAAATGAAAATTTTGTGGGTTCGAGTCCCACCATGCCTACCAATTTAGGTCGAAAGAACGAGTCTGTAGGATTCGATGAAACGGTTGGCTAATAACCAACAGCCACTTTTCTTGGCTCGACCTTTAATTTTGATAGTGTATGTGTTTTCGTCTCTAAAATCTTACGGCACATGGAAGACGTGTAACGGGTTCAAAGTCCGACCACTTTGCATTGAGCAGAGTGAGTAAGCCAACCATATACATTATCAAACATTTTATGGGAGTTTGGTGAAGGCGGTCCTCACGTCGCACTGAAGATGCGAAGAAGTTGGTTCAATTCCAACAGCTCCCACCATTTTATGTAGTGTGGTAGCCGAGTTCAATGAACGCGGTGACTTGGTAATATGGGTGAATGTAACCCGTCACACTGCTTCATTTTTATTGGGATATGTTGTAGTGGTAGCAAAGGAGTCTTTGAAACTCTTAGTCTTGGTTCGATTCCAAGTATCTCAGCCATTTTATTATACAACAACTGCGGAGATAGTAATTCCAAAAAAGTTGTTACTGTATGAGTAGAAGATATCGTGAGTTAATTACTATGTCACGTGAAGCGAAAAATATAGGATAATATAAAGGTGAAGCCTCATCTTGAATGGGTTAAATTCCCAAAGGCATTTTTATTCCCATCGGGCTGGCATGGTGTTAAGCACGTGACTGTTAATCACGATAAGCGTGGATCGTTACCACGGGTGGGAGCTTTGGTATGAATTGAACATGAAATAATACTGTTAATTCATATCGTTTTTGTTCGAGTCCATGATATTTATTAGTATATGCACTTCTTGATTTATAAAATTACTAATAGATTAAACAATAAAATTTATGTTGGTGCTCATAAGACCAATGACAAAGGTGATGGTTACTTTGGTTCTGGGCTGTTGATTGAGCGGTCCGTGTCTAAACACGGAAAAGAAAATTTCTTCAAAGAAATTCTATTTGAGTTATCAACAGAAGAGGAGATGTGGCAAAGGGAGCGGGATATCGTTGATGAAACGTTTATTTCTCGCAACGACACGTACAACATTAAGTTGGGAGGTCACGGTGGATTTGATTATATCAATAAAACAAGAAAAAATATTTATAAAAATCATTCCGAAATTGCAAGAAAAAATTCTGCTAAGAACTTTGTAAGTTCAGGAGAGACAAAGCGTCGTCTGATATTAGAAGGAAAATGGGGAGAGTATAAGAAAAAATTATCCAATTCAATAAAAGAATCTTACAAGAAACGGGGGAAATCCCATTGGTTAGGACGACTGCACAGAGAAGAAAGCAAATTTAAAATAGGAGAAAAAAGTAAAATTAATCAATCGGGAAAAAGAAACTCCCAATATGGAACGAGGATAATATATGAAATGTCAACTGGAAACAAAATGCGGCTTAAATTTGGACAAGAAATCCCTATCGGGTGGGCAAGTTCCGAAGATTGGAAAAAAATAACCCAAGAAAAAATAAAAAACTTAAAAGAAAAAACAAAGAGTTTAAAAAAACAACATAATAAAGAAAAATCTAGAAATTATGCGATTCGGTTACACGAAGAATATATTAATTCTGGTTGTAGATCATTGAGAGAATTCTGTAAGAGTGGTAAGTATAACCACAGCGTACAAGCGTTAACCATGGCTTGGAAAAAAAACATACCGGATATATACAATCCAATTCATGGTAAATCTTATTGAAAAATTTAAATTGGTGCTCTGGCAGAGCGGTTTATGCAGCGGACTTTTAATCCGTATAAGGTGGGTTCGAGTCCCACCGACACCACCAATTTTATATCCAGCATTCGCCTAGTAGCTATGGCATTCCGTTTGGGGCGGAATTATCGGGGGTGCGAGTCCCTCATGCTGGACCACTTTATAGCAGAGACAAGCCAAGGGACGCTAACTGCGCTCATAACGCAGCCGAAAGGTATGATGTGTTCGATTCACATCTCTGCTTCCATTTTATCAGTGTGTGGTGCCAAAGGTTGGCGATTCCGCTTGGAACGGAAATTATGTAGGTTCGAGTCCTATCGCACTGACCATTTATGCTTGTGTAGCTCAACTGGATAGAGCAACAGATTACGAATCTGTAGGTTGAAGGCTCGAATCCTTCCACAAGCACCATTTTGAGTAGAAACTAGTTGTTCATAAAACAGGAGTCGGTGTTATCATACAGTATGTTGAACAACAAGTAACCGTGCTCGGAATAATCGGTACTACTCATTTTTGGCCCTATAGAATAATGGTTGAGTTCGCTTGCCTTTCAAGCAAGAGAGCCGGGATCGTGACCCGGTGGGGCTACCAATTTACGGCGATATCGTCTATGTTTGGAAAGGACAGGATGTTCTCAACATCAAAAGCTCGGTTCGACTCCCGAGTATCGCCGCCATTTTTGAGCGGCAGCGTGGAAGGACATGCAGCCTTGAGAAGTTCTATTACGCGCAGTATAGTGTACATAAAGCTGTGCCTCTGAAACGAAGCGATGACTACCTAATAGATCGGGTCAGATTCAATGTCATCAATAGGTATCAATTCCTATCCGACTCAAATTAATTTCTTCTGTGTTTATGCAGACCGTTACATTCGCCGACTAAGGTATGGCTCCATGTTGCTAAGAAACTGGGCAATCTTATACCTGTGTAAAAGGTTGCGTTCCTTTAGGGGGTTTAAGAGCGTAACGCATACAAGTGCATTCATCTTCTGGAAATGTTCTGGAAGACTTGTATGGCAGAAGGATCCAATTTTGAATAGCAGCTCGGAATGTAGAAGATTGTTTCCATCTTCGGTACGAGCACGGGGTCTAACCGTCAGCGGAAAAACATGGAAGTAACGAAAAGCCTCTGAGTTCATAACAGTACGTTTATTGGGAAACATTAAACGTGTTGGAATCTATGCGTAAATAAGAAACTCGCTGGAGTGTAGTTTATATAAAGCAAAGCTACATCTATTCAAATAATTTTTGTTGAGGAGGTTGGCCTAGAGGCAGCAATCCTATAATGAGTAGAGTCCGTACTCTCAGTGAGTAAAAATGCAGCGATGAATTCTTGAATTCTGCATTTTCCATTACCAACTATAATGGTTTTGCTCGGAGGCAATTCAGACGATTGAACCGATAAGAACTAAGGAATTGACCTTAGCTCGGTGCCGAAACAGTAAGCGCAAGTGTAGTTGTTATATGCTTGGCCGCGAAACGGTGTCAGCTCTTTTGGCGTAATAGCACACTCTTCAAATAACTCATGCCTCCACACGGAAGAAAGTTGGTAGATGGCACGGGAAACCGCCAACCATCTAGCCTACCATGAGTATAATTTTAACATACACAGTAGTCCTCTTGATTTACGTCAATGACAATAATGGCTGTGTGAAACTTTATGGGGATATAGTATATGGGTATTACATTGGCCTGTCACGTCAAATAAGCGAGTTCGAGTCTCGCTATCCTCGCCATTTTTCGGCGTACCGAAATCGGACAAGCAGTTCCGTTAACTGTTGAGCCAAATGGATGGCTCTGTAGATCAAATCGCTTAGTCTTGATCTATAATAATGGTGAAAATCCAATCCATTTATTTATAATTTACAGAGAGTTAAGGGTACTGCCACCGGGCTTACGCGGTGGGTTCACGTAGCCTAATAAGCACACATGACCAAACACTCTCTCCATTTTGATTCCGATTAATTACCGGAGTTAAGCGTCCAATACGTCAAAGTCGAATAGCAAAGAGGTGCAGTTGACACAGGAACCTCTCGTGGTGCGAATCCATCGGTTGGACGTTAATTTTTTTGATTATAAAAAGTTTATAATAAAGTTTTGATATAATATATTCAATATATATTATATATGAACATATCACCTATACAACCATCGGCTGGAATAAATAGTTCGCCAATAAACATTGAAACTGCGGCAAAGATATACAATAAAAATAGTCCAATGTCTATGCACACAAGTGCGGCTGGATTTTTTGCTGGCGCAGATGTTGATATTGTATATGATCTTAAAAAAGCTTTGATGGCTGCAATAGATCGCGGCGATTTTGATAAAGCTATTTATATTTTAAAGTGTCTACAAGAAATAGGCTTTAGTAAGTTATAAATAAATTATTGGGATATGGTGTAATGGTAACACAGACGACTTTTTCATATCTGGAGATTCACAAGTGTGAGAAGGTTCGATTCCTTCAATGACTCGTCTATTCATGGTTCAAATCCATGTATCCCAGCCAATACAGAGTTGATGGGCGACGCAGACATTTTTAGAATTTATGGTGTGGTAGAACAATGGTAGTTCACCGTCTTGATAAGGCGTTGGTTGTGGGTTCGACTCCCACCCGCACCACCAGCTTACCCGAAGCATCCCTCTCTTATGTAAAAATAATGATGGAGTCAATCTGAACAAACAGATGATGCTATATGACGATATAGCTAGGGCAATCTTTTATAGTCGTCTAGTTCATCTGGTTGAAGACACTTGCTCGACATGCAAGAATAGGTGAGTTCGATTCTCGCGGCGACTACCAATCAATAACACTTGACATTTTTAGAGAAGATTAGAGTATTGATAGTTAAATATTTTATGGGCTTATAGTGATAATGGTAGCACAGTTGATTTGCATTCAACAGGTTGGGATTCGATTTCCCATAGGTCCACCAGTTATTCGTGCAGGTTTTTCAAACGATATCTTCGTTTATAAGTTGCCCGTTTTGTGTTCTTTACATTCCTTCCACAATAAGTATCAGTTTGAGAATGACAGTTTGGACAAAGAAATCTCAAATTTGAGGGAAAATTGTTGTCAGAGTTTCCGTCTATATGGTCGATGTGCAATGCTATATTCTTTCCATTCCAATTCAATAGGTTGCAGATATTACATTTATATCCACCATTGTTCTCCGTTAAATAACGTTTCAATGTCAATGGGTGATGAACCTTTCCGTCCTCTATACGAGGTTTGGTTATGGTTTTATATTGATAGTCCAATTGACATCTGTTACTACAATATTTGCCGGTCTGTTGAGACGGCATAAACACAAATTCTTTACTACAATTTTTACAGTTTGATTTCATATCAATAAATATTAGACCGAATGACAAAAAACACTTGGTCTAACAACATTTTACACCGGGTTAGCACAGTGGCTAATGCACTTCGTTTACATCGAAGCTATCAGGGGTTCGAGTCCCTTACCCGGTACCATTTTTGCTTACGAGGGAAGCCCCTTAGTGGTGACGACATACTTTATCACGTCAAATTTTTGATACTAAATAGGTTGACAACTGTTCATATATAGATATTTATATATGCAGGTATTATATAACAATAATAAAAAACCATATGAGTAAAAAAATCAATACTATTCAAGACCTAGCCGCACGTTTGTCGGCGGTCGAAGCAAAGTTAAACACGCTTTCTGGATTTGAATCCATTGGCGTCGATGCATCAAGCATCCAAGAATTAAACATTCGTTTGTCTATCGTTGAAAATGCGGTAGATACACTAATCGAAAAACCAGCTGTTGATGCAGTTGCTGAATTGATTGCTGCTCCAGCATATCAATCTACAATCGCAATTGACGACGTTGTTGCTCTAAGCCCAGCCGCCGAAGTTCCAGCCGCCGCAGCCATTGTAACTGATGTTATTACCGCTCAAGCTGCCTCCGAAGCACCGGTTGATGCGCAAGTTGCCGAAGTCGTAACTGCCGCAGTTGCCGCCGTAGTTAATGCCGAAGCCGAAGTTGTAACTAACTCCGAAGCTCTTGTAGCCGCTATCGTTGAAGCCGTTTCCTACACTCAAATCGTTTCGGAACCAGCATCTTCTCAAGCCGCAATTGATGCCGTTGTTGCAATCATTGAAACCGCAACAGGCGAAGCTCCAAGTGCAGAAGTTATTGCACAAGTTACCGAAGCAATCGAAGCTTGCCCAACAGAAGCCGCAATCTCCGAAGTTATTTCCGCAGAAGCTGCTCCAGCTGCTGTAGTTGAAACCATCATCAACGAAATCGTTGCTGAAAGTCCAAGTGCAGAAGTTCCAGCTGCCGCTGAAATCGTAAACGCGGTAGTTGAGTCTGTTGTTACTGCTGACGCAGAAACGCACCCAGAAGTTGTTGCCGCCGTTGCTGCTGCTGTTGCTGCTATTGTTAATGCTGAACCAGAAGTTGTTCAAGATGCAGAAGCTATCACCGACGCAATCACTGCCGCCGTTGCTGAACTACCGGCACCAGAATCTGCCGCTGTTCAAAATCAAATTACAGATGCTGTTACTGCCGTTATTGCTACTGCTACAAGTGTAGAGCAAGTTGATACAGAAGTATTGGCACAAGTAGCAGAGGCCGTAGCTGCTGACCCAGAATTAGATGCTGTTGCCGAACGTTTGAGTTTGGTTGAACAAAAACTTTTTTCGCTGGGAAAATAACAGCCAGCGTAGGACAGAAGTTAGATGGTGTTCGACGCTGGATACTAAATTTATTTTAATCTAATACGAAGGCTCCAGAAATGGAGCCTTTTTTATTGATGTGTTGTATATTATAAGAAACAATTTATGGCGATATTAGTGTAATGGTTTAGCACAGAATCCTGTGAAGATTCGAGAGAGTGGGTTCAATTCCCCCATATCGCCCCAATTTGATTTATAGGTGGGTCGCATAATTGGTATTGCAGCAGTCTCCAAAACTGCCACCCTGTGGGTTCGAGTCCCACCCCACCTGCCATTTATGCTAATGTAGTCTAAAGAATAGGCACCAGTTTCCTAAACTGTTTTACATATAGGTTTGAGTCCTATCATTGGCACCAATTTTACGTCGCTGTGCGCTCGAATGGTTAGAGCAGCCTCTGCAAAAGGCATTTATGTGGGTTCAACTCCCATCAGCGACTCCACTTTATGGAGAATACCGTGGGGGGTTTCCACGAACAACTTGGAAAGTTGTGGTGCGCCTAAAAACGCAATAGCTCGACTCTATTATTCTCCGCCATTTTTTGGAAGATTAAACAGCAAGGCGTTGTAACTGTTTGCTAAACAGATTGTCTGGTGTAAAAGCCGGATGAGTTTCGAGTACTCAGTCTTCCGCCATTTTTAATATGTATTCTGCAATATAATTCAATTTGCTTTATACATATGTTTATACGGAAGCGTGGGTGAGTGGATAAAAATCGCTTGTCTTGAAAACAAGAATCGGTGATGAGCCGGTCGTAGGTTCGAATCCTACCGCTTCCGCCATTTTTGATAAGTTATAGTGTAATGTTAGCACGCATTCGGTAGCGAGTGAAGGAAGGCTCGATCCCTTCTAACTTGTCAATTTTTGCAGCATAAACATAAATGGTGATGTACAAGTTTCGTAAACTTGAAAACCGAGTTCGATTCTCGGATGCTGCTCCACATTATAAAAAGATTATAATATATGTTATAATATAACTATAATATATTTATTGGTACTATGGATACCAATAATATTATATTAGTACAAGATAAGTCGTTTAATCAAGCCAATTCATATAATCCTGACACACCTGATAATAAGTGTGATCATTTGTCTGTGTTGTGCTTTAGTGGCAAAAGAGATGTAGTTGTTGAAAACTGCGTTATTGACGGCCAAAATGCAAGATGGGGTAGCAAAGCTTCAAATGGATTTAATCATACTTATAACAATTGCATATTTAAAAATGCAACTGCTCGTTCGTTTGATATGGTTCGTGGAGGCAACATAACATTTAACAACTGTCGTTTTGAAAATGATGGCAGTCGTAAAAAAATAACATCACCATATGCTATCGCCGAACAGTGTGATATTGGCATGAAGGCTGGTATTCGCGATGTTACATTTAACGACTGTGTACTAAATGATATTCTTATTGGCGATTATAGCATATATGATCAAGCTGATAGACCAAAGGCTCGTAGATTTACATTTAATAATTGTAAGAATCTTGACGGCGGCGCAATTATCATTCGTGGCAAATATTTTGAAAAAGACAGTCTTGTGCTAAACAACACAAAAGCTAAGGTGTGGATCTGGCCAGAACTATTGACCAAACTATATTGGGCATATAACCGTAAGTTTGGTGACACTAGAAAGTTTGAAGGTTGGAATGTCATAACAGACGAAGAAAAATTATAAAATAACTCAAACCCAACTTTATAATCGGTTGGGTTTTTTGTTGTTTCTGTATATATTTATAAGCATATGACAAAATCAGAACTTAAAGCACTAATCAAAGAAGTTGTACAAGAAACAAAAGCAATGAACCAAGATTGGTTTGCCGAAGATGTGCAACTCAATCCAGAGAAGCAAGAACAAATGACAACCACTCAATTGAATGGCTTGAATCAAAAATCTGAAAAGATGCTTGAAATCATTAAGTCTGATAATGTAAAGTTAGAGCCTTGGATGATTGACTTGATTAGCCAAGCATATCATAATATTGATGCCGTTGCCAACAAACTTATGTTTGGTGATAATAGTCAATAAATGATATGAATCAAATGTTATATCGCTCAATCTTTATATCAGATATTCACCTTGGCTCAAAAGATAGTAAGGCCAAGCAAGTAGATGAATTTCTGAAAATCAATACATGCTATAACCTTTATTTAGTCGGTGATATTATTGATGGTTGGAAATTTCAAAAGAATCGTTCTAAATGGAAAAAAAGTCATTCCGAAGTAGTTCGTAGAATATTAAAGATTGCTAACGGCGAAACAAGTGTGGTTTATATACCCGGCAATCATGATGAATTTGTAAGAATGATTATACCATACCAAATGGATTTTGGTAATATCAAAATACATAATGATATAGAACATATAGGTGCCGACGGTAAAAGATATCTTGTAGTACATGGTGACTTGTTTGATGGCATCACAAGACTTGCTCCATGGTTGAGTTTCATCGGTGACAAGGGATATGATCTAATTATCTCAATGAATGCAAAATATAACTGGATACGACATAAGTTTGGATTTGGTTATTGGAGTTTTTCAAAATATCTAAAACATAGAGTAAAGAAAGCGGTAGATTTTATTTTCAAGTTTGAAATCAATATCTCAAATCACTGTAAGCGTAAAAATTACGACGGTGTTATTTGCGGACATATTCATCATGCTGAAATAAAAGAAATTGACGGCGTGAAATATATGAATTGCGGAGATTGGGTAGAATCCATGACTGCTCTCGTTGAACATCACGACGGCAGATGGGAAATAATACATTATATTCGCCACGATGAACAATAAAATTTTAGTTATATCTGACAATATGCCAGACCAAATCAATGGTGTGGTGACTACATTTAAAAATGTAATAAAGATAGGAGAAAAGAATGGATACTATATCTATACTCTTGATCCATCATATTTTCGTCATTTCTCAATGTTCAAATATCCAGAAGTAAAGATCAGTTTACCATTCGGCATATCTAATATGATAGAAGATGTAGAACCTGATTATATTCATATTGCTACAGAAGGTCCACTTGGACTTGCTGCGAGAATACATTGTGAAAGAAAAGGATATAAGTATAATACTTCATATCACACAAAATTTCCTGAGTTTTTAAAGAGAATTTATGGTATACCTGAATTTATTACATACAAGTATGTTCGTTGGTTTCATAAACATTCCGGAAAGGTGCTTGCTACTACCAAATCTATGGTGAATGAGTTGAAGCAACATGATTTTAATGTCGAAGTTATTCCATGGACTCGTGGTGTTGATAGAAGCTATTTAAAATCAACAATTCAAAGATTTAGACATATAAAGCCTGTTGTTTTGTATGTGGGCAGAGTATCAAAAGAAAAAGGATTAGACGATTTGTGTAAATATCAACACCTGTATTGCATTGATATTGTCGGCGACGGTCCATACAAAGAAGAGCTTGCTGCAAAATATCCAAACGTTAGATTTTTAGGATACAAAAAGGGAAAAGAATTGGCAGACTATTATACACAAGCAGATGTATTTTGCTTTCCTAGTAAAACCGACACTTTTGGTATTGTACTAATAGAAGCAATGAGTTTGGGCACACCAGTGGCAGCATATCCTGTATCTGGTCCTATTGATATTGTTGAAGAAGGACTAACGGGATTTTTATCAAACGATTTGCGCGAGGCTATTGATAAATGTTTATCTCTTAACAATGAAAAGGTTAAGCAAGCAAGTGCTATTTGGTCTTGGGAAGAGTGCTGGAACATATTTGAAAAGAATTTAGTAAAAAAGATTTGACTTTAGATAAAATTCCTTCACTCTCTTACTCAAGAAAAGGGTGCAGTGAGACTGACACGGTGGGACGGCTTTTGACCACCGAAGGACACGAACCGAAATATGTGCCTTCCTCGTTCTTTATATTTTCCTCTTGTAGCTCAATTGGTTAGAGCGGGTGCTTTATAGGCGCAGGGTTGTGGGTTCAAGTCCTACCAGGAGGACCATTTTAGATAGCAATGATTGTTGCTTCATAGCAGTAGTAGGTTTGGGTCCAACCAAATTGAAATGCCGTGAATGCAACAATATCGGCTTTTATGCAAGAGTAGGTAAGTGGCTAAAACAGGAAGTTTCATAAGCTTTCGCCGAAAGGCTCCGTGAGTTCGAATCTCACCTCTTGCACCATTTTATAATGCCTCGTAAGTTTTGAGAGCGAAACGGGTTCTTGGTAAGAACACGACGATTGGTGCAATTCCAATACGAGGCTCCAATTTATATGAAAACTCCGCATAAGAATCGTCGCATTTTGCAAAAACCAAAAAGAAGTGGAGGTTATTGTTTTGGTTGTGATGCTAACTGGATAATTCCCAATATAAAATGTTCTGTGTGTGGTCGTATTGGAGAGGGTAGAAGAAAGTTCAAGAAACATGCTCCTACAATCGAAGAATTTGATTAGTTGTTAGTTTCCATTTTTGGTCGCGTGGCGGAACTGGCTATACGCACATGTTTGAGGTGCATGTTCCGAAAGGATTGTGGGTTCAACTCCCACCGCGACCACCAATTTTTATGATAACATCAATAATAATATGGATAGTATTAGTAATGCTAGTAGCGACTGAAACAGACAACCAACCCCGTGAATAACGGGTCACTTTTGGCTCATATATATTATATATATTATATACTATGGCTAAGAAAATTAAAGTAAATGTAGCAGATATATCAAACAGCTCTTTGTTTGCAGGAGTTCCGGCAAAAGTATTAAAGAATGTACCAAAGATTTGTACAATGAAAGAATACTCGGCTGGCTCAACAATAATAAACGAAGGTGAAAAAGGAGATTTTATGTTTGTTATAGTAGATGGTCAAGTAGATGTACTAAAAGGACCAAAGAAGATGAAACTAGCAACTCTTGGTAAAGGAGTATTTCTAGGAGAAGGTGCTCTTGTTAGCAAAGCACCAAGAAACGCAAGTATTGTTGCAAAAGATAATGTTAAACTTGCTGTATTTGACCAAGCCGGATTTGATAAACTTTCAGTTATGCATCCATGTATTCCGGTCACTATGATGAACGTTCATAATGAGCGTTGCAAAGACACAGTGCGCAAAATGAATGTAGCAAAGTCAAAAGAATTTATATTGATGGCTGGTGTTGGACTATTACTTTTTATACAAAACTCACATAGTATATTGCCAGAAAATCTACACCCTATAGCAGACCAATTGGCTAGTTATATTCCAGATCAATTGATGGCATTAGGTGGCCCCGCTGCTGCGGCAATGGGACTAAAGCTCAAGCAACTAGAAATGAGTAGTATTGTTTCTAAACTAGACAAGATTTAAAATACCTTCACATATATTTATTGAATATAGTATAATACTATAAAACCAAATATTAAATATGATAACACCAGAAGACCAACCCGAACCAACAGCAGAACAAATCGCCGAAAATCGCGCCGCCGCACTCAACGCCGAGCATCCAGCATCATGGGTTTGGGACGAAAGTGCTGTATCGTTTGTTCCTCCAATACCGTTGCCTACTGACGGCAAGCCATATCTCTGGGACGAGGCGACAAGATCCTTCATACCGTTTCCAGGATTTCCAACTGACTAATATATTCTT